CCTGTTAATAGAGAACTTTTATTAGCACAGGCGGCTTTAGAGAGTGCATGGGGTACAAGTAGATTTGCATTAGAGGGTAATAATTTATTTGGTATTAGAACATACGATTTAAGAGAACCACATATGTTACCTTGGAAAGATAAACCACAGAAATGGGGTGTTAAAGTTTTTCAACATGAATGTGACTCGGTACAGAACTATATGGATGTCCTAAATAATGGTACTGCTTTTGAAAAATATAGAGAATTAAAATACAATGGTGAAAATGACCCATTTGTTTTAGTTGAAACATTAGAAGCTTATGCTTCAGATAAAAACTACTTCTCTAAAATAAAAAGTATCATTAAAAAAATTAGAGCAGAATATAAGTTAAATTACATTAGGTAGAATCATGTTTACAATATTAATCACTTTTATATCGGCTATTTCTATATCTATTATAGCAGCCGGTTATTCAATCGTAGGTTTGGCTACTCTATTTGCAGGTGCAGTTGTACCTATTATTGCTATGGGTAGTGCATTAGAAGTAGGTAAACTTGTAGCCGCCAGTTGGCTCTATAATAATTGGCGTAATGAACTTGTACCTAAAACTTTAAAAACCTATCTTACATTTGCCGTTATAGTATTAATCTTTATTACCTCTATGGGTATATTTGGTTTTCTATCAAAAGCACACCTAGACCAAGTGCAACCTACATCATCTAATAATATTAAGATTGAATTGATTGATAATCAAATAAAACAACAAGAATTAATTATAACAAGAGCAAATAAAACACTTTCATTGTTAGATAGTACACTAGAAAAATATGTTGACATGGAATATGTCACTAGAGGTTTAAAAGAACGAGAAAAACAAAAACCAGAGCGTGACGCATTAACATTAGCAATTAATAATGCTAGTGATACTATTGCAGAATTATCAGACCAAAAAGGTGCATTACAATTAGAACAAGATAAGATAGAGGCCGAAGTAGGACCAATTAAATATATTGCAGAATTAATTTATGGTGATGAGGCAAAAGACCATTTTGACAAGGCTGTAAGGTGGGTAATTATTATTTTAATATTTGTATTTGACCCATTAGCAGTATTATTATTGATAGCGGCCAATATATCATTGAGAAGTAGAAAGGTTGCAAAAGAAGAAGTCGCAAATACCAAAAAGGTAAACCTTTCTAAAGAATTAGCAAAAGAGAAGGCCAAAAGTGCCAAGCTACGAAAAAAAGAACGAGATTATAAAGGATTTGTCAGAAAACTAGGTGCAAAAGAACTATCAGACTTGGATCCTGATGAAATTAAACTTAAACTAGACCAAATAATGGACTGGAATGAGAAATCTAAGCAACCATAGGCTTGCCAAAGTGAAAGGAATGTTATATAATGATTAATATGATTGATAATCCAACTGAAAAACTAAAAGATAGGCGAATCAAAAATGCCGAAAAAGCTTGTAGAAATGCTACAACTGATTGGAGTAAAGATTTTTGGTACAATGTCTTTTCTATATTATGTAAAAAGTATGACCGTATGGACTACTTTAGAAAGGTGATAAACTAATATGAATGTATTTTATGTAGATAAACATCCAGTTAAAGCTGCTGAACAAATGTGTGATAAACACATTGTCAAAATGATTTTAGAATCAGCACAATTGTTGTCAACTTGCCACCGTGTATTAGATGGCCAAGAATATTATGACAAAACAAAAAATGGTAGAAAGATTAAAAGGTGGAAACACCCTAATTCTAATTTAGAACCATTACTATACAAAGCTGGTTGGGTAAAACACCCTAGTACAATCTGGTTGTTTGAATCGGCATACAATTACATTTGGTTATACAAACATATGATGGCTCTTAATGAAGAATACAAGAAAAGATATAATCATAAAAAGAATCATCTTACAATTGATAAATTAGGTGATGTATTATCACATCCTCCTAAAAACGCTAAATATAATAAGATTGCAACAGACCCTAAACCTGCTATGCCTGAACATTGTAAAATACCAGGTGACGCAGTTGCAAGTTATCGTAAGTATTACATATTAGAAAAACAAAGATTTGCCACATGGAAATCACCTGCTAAAGTGCCAGATTGGTATTTGAAAGGTGTTAAAGAAGCTCAAAACCAGGCATTGATATAAGGAGTAAAAAATGAGTATTACAGGACCATATAATAGAGAAAATATGATTAGTGCAATTGAAGAACACGCAAAAGGTCATATTAAAAAGCACGCTATGAATGTAGAAGTGTATTTAAAAAATGCAGCTGGTGTTGGTGAACATCCAGATATTTTAGAAGCAATTGAAAAAGAATTAAAAGTAATTGCTGAATACCATGACCAATTGGAAGTTTTAGAAAAATATTTTAAGGACTAATATGCCAGTATATGATTTTATCAATACAAAGACCGGTAAAAAATTTACCGATATGATGAGTATTGCCGACAAAGAAGAATACTTAAAAAAGAATCCACATATTAAACAAGGTATTGGTAAGATAAATATTGTTAGTGGTGTCATGGGTATGGGTAGAATGAAAACCGATGGTGGTTGGAAAGATATGTTAAGTCGTATTGGTGACGCTCATCCAGGAAGTAAAGTCCATGATTTATATGGTAACAAAAGTACCAAAGATATTAAAACAAGACAAGTAGTTAAGAAACACCAGAAACGACAAGCTGCTCAACAAAAAGCAAGAGGTAAGTAATGGCAAAAGATATACCAGATTTTATGAGAGGATTTGACCTTGATGATGATTGGGGTATGACGCCAGTTTCATCTACACCAGAGGATAAACCTAGTGTTGACCCTAAAGTAGTTGAAGATAGTAAATTAGAAATTTCGAAAGTTAAAGCAGATGTAGGCGATATTAAGTCTATGATGAATGAGATTATGCAAATTGTGGCCGATAAAGAAACGGTAACAAAAACGGTGACAGACGAAGATACAAAGAAAAGGTTTACTGATTTAGAAAAAATTATATTACCTTTCTTGTATAACTTACAAAAATCAGACGAGCCTTATATTCATTGGCCAAACAGAGGTCCAATTATCAAGGCACAAATAGAAAAAATACTCAAATTAACGAGAGGATAAAATGCAAGCTAATTACGATAAATGCCTAGAAACTATTTTACACCACGAAGGTGGTTATGTAAATCATCCTAAGGATCCAGGCGGAGAAACAAATCTTGGTGTTACTAAAAGAGTTTATTTAGAACACGGTGGTACAAAAGATATGAAAGATTTAACTGTTGAAGATGTGGCACCAATTTATAAAAAAGGTTATTGGGATAAAATGAAAGGTGACGATTTACCTGGAGGTTTAGACCTATGCGTTTTTGATTTTGGTGTAAATGCAGGACCAGGTAGAGCTGCCAAGTATTTACAAACAATGATTGGTACAGTTGCAGATGGTGGCATTGGACCAAATACATTAAAAGCAGTTGCAGAATATGTTGAAAAACATGGTATTGAAAAAAGTATCGAAAATTACCAAGAAGCAAGACAATCGTATTATGAAAAATTAAATACTTTTGGTACATTTGGTAGAGGTTGGACTAGACGAGTTGATGAAACAACCGAACTAGCGAAGAAACTAACTAGCTGAGAGCTAGATAAACCTTTTAAGGCCGAAAGAGATTATCTTAACGGCCTTTATGCAAAAAAAGGCATTTAAGACTTGCCATTCAGTTGTGAATGGTATATAATAGTGAGAACGATTAAATAGGAGAATATAATGGCGTTTGAATTTGTAAAACTGGATGAATCAAAACTTCCAAAAACTAAAGGTAAGCGTATTGACGGATTTAGGTTTTATGACATTGAGGGTCATAATTATCCTTCGGTCACTACAGTATTAGGTTATAACACCGGTGACGGTATCAAAAAATGGCGTGAGTCAATTGGTGAAGATGTTGCCAATTATGAAATGCGTAGAGCGGCAGCTCGTGGTAAAGCCACACACAATCTGATTGAACAATATATTAAATCAGAAACACCAAGTGAAAGAGCAGTATTGCCTTTAGGTCTATTCAGACTTATTAAACCATATGTTGATAAAATTACCAATGTACATTTGCTAGAAGCAATTATGTATAGTAAACAATTAACACTTGCTGGTCAGGTCGATTGTGTTGCAGAATATGAAGGCAAACTTTCTGTAATTGATTTTAAGACCTCTAATAAATTTAAGCAAGAGGATTGGGTACAAGGTTATTTTCAACAATGTACTGCTTATGCTATTATGTATGAAGAGCTATTCGGAACTCCCATAGAACAAATTGTTGTCCTTATTGCCTGTGAAGATGGTACGGCACAAACATACATTAAAGAAAAGAAAGATTTTATCGAGCCTTTAAAAGAACAAATTGCTGGTTTTTATAAATATTATGAAGAGCTAAATAAAGATAAAATTACTAGTCAATCATAGTCCCTATCTTTAGTGGGAGGGCTTACATGAAAATCATAACAGGACTTATTATGGGAATGCTATCAACAATAGCAGTAGCATTGTTTTCAGTTAGTGCAACAGCTGATGACCATTATAAATTTTACCAATCGGCTGCTCCGATTATATGTGGCGATACAAAAACTATCATGGAATATGGTAGTGAACAAGGGTGGACACCTTTTAGTGTATCATTTGGTAAAGTTGGTGGTAAAGAAGAAAACGATATTGCCTTTGTGGTAACACATTGGTTAAAACAAGGAACAACACAACAAATGGTAACTATGCAAGCACCTGATGGTTCAGAAGCTTGTATATTATACATAAGTTTTGATACTACTATCAATCCAAACTTTGATGGCAAAGGTCTAAACTTATAAAAGAATTAGTCGTTGACGACAATTATGGTAGACATACTGGACGAGGGTGCGATTCCCTCCAGCTCCACCATAACTACTCTTACGAAGCATAGTCTATAGACGGATAGAGTAGTTATGATGGGGCTGATACAGGTTTCGACAGGTGTTGAGAAAATTGTAAGAGATTAATAGGTGGCAACCTTTCATGCTAATTAAACGCAAACGATAATAACTTTGCATTAGCGGCCTAGTCGCTTAGGGTTTTGTGGATTGTACCTCGTAACAGAAACAATCCACGCTTTACATTTGAACAATAATAGTATATAATAGAGAGATTATGAACAGTAAAGAATTTAGTCAAAAAATAGAACGATTAGCAAAAGAAAAAAGATGTAGTCTTATGGACGCCATTTTAGAATTTTGTAAAGAAAACGACCTAGACCCCGGTACCGTAGGTAGTATGGTATCAAAATCCCTAAAAGAAAAAATAAAAGCAGACGCAATTCAATTAAAACTACTAAAGAATAGTAGCT